GCCCGACGGCCAACGGCAAGCCCCCGACCAAGGGGACAAAACCGCGAGAAAACCACGACCCGGGACCCGAAAGGGGCCAGGGCAACCACCGCAGAAGCGGCAAAACAGAAAACCGGGAAACCGGTTCCAAGAAGGCAGGGAATTACCCCTGTTCTGTTTAAACCCTCAAAGAGGGGCTGTGACGCGTTGGAACGCGGCTATCGAGCAAGCTCAACAGCAACAGCAAGGTTGGGTTATCATTCTAAGTCTCGATACAAGATTGCAAAGTCTATGTAACGAGAGACCTCGTTTTCCCTTTTACAAGGGTCACGACCAGTCACCCACCCGCTAGGGAGGCGACAACGCTCAACTTTATATCTCTTTCTCGTTTCACGAGGGAGTATTTTAAAGCTACCGTCAGCACTTTGACTTACGCTACCATGTAAACACCCAACATATAACAGAGGAGACTCTGGAATTGTTCGGTATTGTGGATAGATGGCGAGTGCTGTAAAGCGTTTAGGAACCAAAGTGGTACGTATTCCTGAATAATCAGGGTACCATTCAGGCACGAGGAGAGGCTTTGTTGGATCATATAAACAACCTATTAGAAATTTTAGTGTGTTATCAAGACTCTTGTGAGTCTTTGCACACCATTCTAGTAGTTGATTGATAACAACATAGATTTCGGCGTCATCGGCTAAAGATTTTGGATAAAAGGGAGTCACATCGACCCCATTCCAATAATCCCCACCGCAAGACTCACGAAAAGGACCCTCTACGAAGCTCTTGTCTTTGTTAATGACAAGACCAGCTTCGGTTAATACATCACAAAATTCTTGAAAGTGTTCGACGGGAAGGATAATATCGTCCCCGAAGACACCAAAAGATTGATAATCCAGATGGAAAGACTTTTGCGCACCCTTCTTACAGAGAAATCCGTAATAAAGCGCAACAAAGGTCATTGTCATCATTGGGAAGGTAAAACCGTTACCCATAGTGGATATCATATTTAATTTGTGAAGCTCACCTCTGATTTCGGTATATTCACTTCTGATTTTCATCATGAAGTTGAACATATCGTCAGGGAAGAGCATGCGTACAAGTTTTGGTTGAAACATATCACTAGCAGACTTCAAGTCAATAGTGGCAAGTTTGCCAGTTATTGACCCTGATCTCGCGAGTAATTTATTCCGAGAAGCTTGGTTCAAACCAGGCTCACCGGAAATATGTATCCCAATATAGTCAAGAGCACGTTCAATTTGAAGACCCAACGAAAGTTGGAAGGTCATATTGACTAAAGGCTCTATCGCTATAGTACGCATAGTATCCTCGTTTTTCGGCACGGTTGACAAGAGTGAACCTGGTACTACACATAATGACTCTTCACGATCGCAATCAAAAGCGGACATGTAAGGGTTCATACGGCGTAGTAGACGTCCCAGGTCAAGACATTTTCCATCACTGGAAAAAGGTTGAGTTACCTTATCAGCAAAATGTGAACCAGACATGCCATTACTGGCCCCTGGTCCAAAACGCCAATCATTAAGTAACTCACTATAGTCCAACGTACACTGGATTGCTCCAGTACGTCGAGCATTACTATTCATAAGTGCACGCTCTATAAAGAGTTGTGCATTCGAATGAATGTAAGGATCGAGATTAACTTCAACCTGGCCTAGCCGAGTGTTGAGAGTAATAAAGTCATCAAAGGCTTTATCAGTTAAATCTTGGGAAACGTCAGAGAAAGACATCTTTTTTGATAATCTTTCTTTCTGACGCAGAACAGCGAAGCTGTCACCTTTTTTGTCTAACTCTTGTTTTAGAACAAGTCGGAAAGAGCGCAACCGCTCATCACCTATACTGTTTTTCATATAGTATCCTATAATGAAAGAAGATCAACAATTATTTACAGAACACCAGTCAAAACGGTGTCTGCGATACCAGAGGATTGATTACTTAAAATCCCGATGTGACAAGAAAGCATAGCTTTAATGTCCTCGGCCTCGTACGTATCAGTACCAGCAGGTACTTCAATAATTGTAGTAATCCGCGCGACGAGAGGTACCTGATTCGCAGCAGGAGATGCACCCTTACGGGTAATCACCTTATACGAGTTGTTAGGTACGTTCTTGACAATGCCAGTAGCTGTATTAGCTTGAGGTAATTGTCTCAAAGACGCAGGACGAAACATAGTAACCGTAAAAGGTTTACTAACGGAATGCGTCTCAACGTTCGCTTGAGTGCCGCCAATAGCTAACACCGCGTATTGCTTAGCGTTGTTAGAAGGAGGCTGATCAGCTGTTACAGTATAAGTAGGGGTGGTGAACCCCGGAACGGTTGCGCCAGTAATAGCGCCTGATGGAGAGAACATAGTAAGTTCCAGTTTGGTTTAGGTTAATATAATGATGCCCAGAAGTAGAAATTACTTCTTTAAAAGCAGAGCACTAAGGTTAAGGAGTCTGTTTACTGCATTAACGCCTATTTCATCAACGGTTTTTAGCCGAAGAGAAGGAGCAGGAATAGCAGTTTCAACAGACCGGTTAAAAGTTACACCGGTAATAATCGGATTGCTGGCAGAGCCAGAAAAACTTTTAATAGCAGCGGAACTATTCTTATCATAGTTGCAAGACCCGTTAAGTCGGGTTTTACAAATTTTTGATAAGTTACAATAGATAACACGAGTACCAGTAGACGAAAAAGTTTCTGAAAGAAACTCTCCAGTCGTGGTAAAATAATCAACTATCCAGGAATATGGGACAAGTTCCCAACCTGCAGACACAATTTCGCCAAAATTTAGGCCGAAATGTGAAGACAAGTTATAGTTGTTAGACCCGATTATCTGATATTCAACGAGGGCTTGATAAAAGACCTCGAGTTCCCTGTCGAACGAGTAAGTACACCAAGCAGTACAATTGCCAACGTTAAAAACGGCGACTTTTGTAGCTTTATCAGACCAATGGTTGCGAACAACCACTGAAAAGTGCTTGGAGGGGTTCCTATTTTCCATAGACTCGTTTATGGCCGATAGAAGACCATTGATGTCACTAACAGTTGGTTTTATACCAAAACTGTAAGTTAACCAATAGTCGGAAGCCCTTTGTATTTGCTCTTTTAACCTACTAGGATGACTAAGATTCTTCTTAAGATCGTAAAGATCCTTAATAAGAGAAGCTGTTTTAGGAACCATAGACTTAATTAAGCCTCTGGTCTCTTTAAGTTCCCCAAGGGGAACTAAAGCTTTAAAGTCATTTCTAGACGCTCGTACACGATTTGATAATTTTCTTCGTGCAACAGCTACTGAATTGAAAGGATCACTCCAAACATTCAGATTAGTGAGCGAAGGAACGAAAGAGGCACCACCAACTTCAACGAAATTCTTCGGAGCAGAGGTGTTTTGCCAAGTCAAATTGTAATGGAAGGTACCAGGTGTTATATCTGCAAGTTGCAGATTATATGCACTTGATGCATCCACACGCTTTGAAATCTTAAGTTGCCAATCAGGATTATTAACAATAGATTTAGTACCAGGAAGTATCTTCCAGGTTCTATTGTCAAACGAGGCCGAAGTATCGCCTGATCGTGTCATATATTGACCCGACCAGTAAGATGCGGGTCTCGAATAGTCCATAATTTTGTCCTTTAGGTTAACGGAAACGGCTTGCCGTGGAAGAAACCACCACCGCGAGATGCGGGGTGAAGACTATCATGAAGTAACCTCGTTAAAGGTTTGATAAGTCTAGACGTT